GAAACAAAACAATTATTTAGGAGGTAAGTAATATGGCAATGTCAACTGCAACAACAACTTTGAAATATGCTACTTCTTCTGCTCTACAGATAGAAACTGCTACTGTTGTGGGTACGATTACCCAGGCAGGAAACGCTACAGTAATAGTCACTGGCAGAGATATAAGTGGTAGTCCAATAACTAATCAAGTGGCAGTAGCTTTGGATGATACTGCTTCACAAGTAGCAGAAAAGATACGAGTAGAATTATCATTACTTCCAGATATAACAAATGTTTATACTGTTGGTGGAACAACTAGTGATGTTATTTTAACTAAGTTAGTTGCAACCAATGATGATACTACTTTGAATATATCTGTAGATAATGGAACTTGTACTGGAATAACAACTGCTTTAACATCTGTCGATACGTTAGCAGGGGGGACTTATTTAAGTCTAGTAGCAATCAATAGTTATCCAGATATGGGCTCAACTCCATCTAAATTAGATACTACTGATATGGCACAATCGACTTACAAAACTAGTATTCTTGGATTACAAGAAGTGCCAGACTTGACATTTGAATGTAATTATGATGAAACAATTTTTAACACTATAAATAGCCTTAATGCCAGTAATTATTTCTTTCAGTTAGTATTTGGAATAGCAGATGGCAAATTCGATTGGCAAGGTCAAGTTAAAATATACGCAATGGGTGGGGGAGTAGACGAAGTTAGGAAGATGACAGTTACACTCTCTGCATCTACACCATTAGTATTTGGAGTAGTAGCTTAGTAAAAAAGGAGGAATTAGAATGGCAATATCAACTGCAACAACGAGTTTAGATTATGGAACAGACGGAGTAGCTTATGATAAACTAATAGACATAATTTCATATCCAGACATGGGTTCTACACCATCTAAATTAGATACAACTGATTTGGGAGCATCTGTATACAAGACAAGTATTCTTGGATTACAAGATGTACCAGACCTAACATTTGAAGCTAATTATGATGAGGGAGTATTCAATACAGTAAACAATTTAAATGCACCATCTTATTATTTCAGATTAACATTTGGAACTGCTGATGGAGTATTCAAGTTTCAAGGTCAAGTAAAAATCTATGCTATGGGTGGGGGAGTAGATGAAGTCCGTAAAATGACAATTACACTATCTGCTTCAACCCCAATAGTATTCAGTTAAGAGGAGGAATAAATTATGGCAATGTCAACTGCAACAACTTCACTATTAACTAGTGCAACGCAAGGTGGAACATATGCAAGTCTAGTTGATATAATCAGCTATCCAGATATGGGTTCAACTCCAAGTAAGCTAGACACAACTGATTTATCAGCATCCGTATTTAAGACTTCCATTCTTGGATTACAAGACGTTCCAGATTTAACTTTCGAGTGTAATTATGATGAAGCAACTTATAATACAATAAATACTATTACTGGAACACAATGGTTTCATTTAGCTTTCGGAGAAGTTACTCTTGGAGCAGGAGAATTTGGAACATTTGAATGGTCTGGACAAGTTCAGATTTATGCAATGGGTGGAGGTGTTGATGAGGTTAGAAAAATGACAGTAACTTTATCAGCTTCAACTCCATTAACTTTCATTCCAGTAGCATAATTTAAAGCAATATAGGTTATAATAATGTTGGGTGAGGTAGATGAAAATATCTCACCACAATTAAATTCGTAGGAGGAGTAGGAAATGATAATTACAATTAAAGGAAAAGAATGTGAATTAGGGTTTACTTTTAACTCATTCAAGTATATGGAAAATTTTGATGTAAAAGCAATGGATGATATTGAAAACAAACCATTTATGGTTATAGGTGTATTAGAAACACTTTTAATGGGTGCAGTTAATACTTCACCAAAAGTTAAATATTCTATGAATGATGTTTCAGCTTTTATTGAAGAATATATTGAAGAAGAATCAATCACAGAATTACTATCAGACTTAATGGAATTACTTCAAGAGTCAAGTTTTTTCAAGTCACTTCAAAAGACAACAAAGAAAAAGAAATAACTGTTGCCGAACCTTTTGAAGATAAAGAATCAGATGATGTAAAACTTTCATTTATAGAACACATAACAAGTGAATTATTACCAAGTGCCTTAATGATGGGTGTTGATTATGAGTTATTTTGGACATTGAATCCGAAATCATTATCACCTTTCACTAAGGCTTTTTCTTTAAAACAGAAATATGATGATTCTATGGCATGGCAAAGTGGAGTTTATATCAGAATGGCAATAGTTAGTTCACTTAATAAAGAAGCTAAGTACCCTAAAAGACCAATGATGGCAGATAAGGTCAAAGAAAAAGGGATGAGTTCTGAGGAAATTAAAAACAGAGTTATGGCACAATCACAGAAAATAAATGCCAAGTTTGAGAAAAAAGGAGGAAACTAAATGAGTGAGAATATGTTTGTAAATATCCAAGGTAATGCCGATAGCCTACGACACTCTTTGCGTGGAGTCGGAAATAGTTTAGGTAACTTGGATAGAACTACTGCTAGAACAATGGGTAGTATGACAAATTCATTTCAAGGTTTGAATAGAATAATTGGAATAGGAATGATGTATAAATTTGCTAGAGGAATGGCTAGTGCAGTTAAATCTGCATTGGACATGATTGAAGTTAACAATTTATTTGTGGTTTCATTAGGTAACCTGACAGAAGAAGCTATGAAAACTGTTGATTCACTACAACAAGTTTATGGACTAGACCCAACCAATCTAAAAAGTGCTATAGGTGGATTTGCATTACTTTCTAGGTCTATGGGAATGACTACCAAACAAGCAGAAGTTCTATCAACAAATACAACAAGACTTGCTTTGGACTTATCATCTTTAACAAATGTTCCAATCCAACAAGTTATGCAAGATTTAAGGTCTGGATTAGTTGGACAATCTGAAACAGTTTACAAGTATGGTATTGATGTAACAGAAGCTGGACTTAAAACCGAAGCTATGAATCAAGGTATAACTGAATCTGTAAGAAACATGAGCCAAGGTGAAAAGATGGCTTTACGTTATGCTACAATGCTTAGACAAACTACGTTGGCACAAGGAGATTTCGCTAGAACGATTAATGCTCCTGCCAATCAATTAAGGATATTATCAGAAAGATTTGTAACTCTTAGTAGGGCAATAGGAACAATCTTCATGCCTATGTTAAAAGTTGTATTACCTTGGTTAAATGCATTAGTTATGGTACTTACTGATGTTGCTAATAAAATTGCTAGTCTATTTGGATATGAAGCACCTACAACTGCTACTGGATTAAATCAAGTTGGTGAAGATGCACAAAATTCATCAGAGGCATTAGATGGTACTACCAAAGCAGTAGATGGAACAACTAAGGCATTAAAAAAAATGAAAAGTGCCACTCTTGGTTTTGATGAACTTAATATACTACCTAAACCAACAAGTCCCAGTGCAGGAAAAAATGCAGGTGCAGGAGCAGGAGCAGGATTGGATGGAGGTGCTGGAGGAATTTTAAGTGGTATGGAATTACCAACTCTTGGAGAATTACTAGGTGATGTTCCACAAATATCAGATGAACTTAAAAAGAAATTACTTCCAGTATTAGATGGTATATTAGATTTGGTAACATTGATTGGTGTGGGATTTTTAGCATGGAAATTAGCACCATCTATAGCAAATATGTTTTTTGGTGCAAAGGCTCTTGGATTAGCAAGTATATTGGGAAAGGTAAAGGACCTACTGTTTACTGGTGGAAAACTTACAACTGTTAGATTTTTTAGTAGGGTTGCATACCTTCCAATGGCATCCATATTAACTGCTATATCGGGAACACTTATTGTTATGATAGGACGTTTTGTTGACTTGCTTAAGAATAGTGAAAATTTTAGGAACGGTCTTAAAGTTATAAATGATTGGCTTGCTGATGCTACAATTGAGGCATTAAAATTTGTAGGTGCGTTTGAATTTCCACCATTGTTCCAAAAAACACTGGGTAAAATTGGAATAGATTTTGAAGATTTGGCATTAACAATTCTAGGGATAGCATTACTGTTTACACCATTTGGTGCATTTGGAGTAGCTATTCTAGCATTTGAAGCGTTCACATTACTAGTAAGAGGAGTTGGGAAACTTTTTTCTCCTGCTATTGAATCCGTGGATGTTCTTGGGGAAGGTATATCAGATGTAACTAACAAGAAGATGAAACCATTTATGAAAGCAGTTGATGATGTAAGAAGCTCATTTACTGAATTGGGTTTTACTGGAGAAATAATTGATGATGAAACTCTTAAAGAATTAAAAAAAGATGTTA